CCATACACTCTGATTGAGCAGCACACTTACATTGATTTGGATGACGATGATTATCCAGAACCCTACATTGTAACCTTTCACCTAGAATCTGGTAAGGTACTTCGCATCGCCGCAAGGTTTGATGAGAATACTATTACCCATGATGATGAGGGTAAGAAGGTCATTAAGATTGAACCAATTGAATATTTCACCAAATTTGGATTCATCCCTAATCCCGATGGAAGTTTCTACGACCTTGGATTCGGCGTCCTTCTTGGACCTATTAATGAAGCTGTCAATAGCCTCATCAACCAACTCATCGATAGCGGTACCCTTAACAACCTACAATCAGGTTTTCTTGGAAAAGGTCTTAAAGTCAGGCTTGGTGAAACCAAGTTTATGCCCGGAGAATGGAAAGCAGTCAACTCCACAGGTAGTGATTTAAAACAACAAATTGTTCCATTGCCTAGCAAGGAACCCTCTGCTGTCTTATTCCAACTAATGGGTTCAATGATTACCTCTGGTAAGGAATTGGCGTCTGTGGCTGAGATTTTCGTAGGTAAGATGCCCGGACAGAATACCCCTGCTACAACAACAATGGCTACCATTGATCAAGGGATGAAGGTTTTCACCGCTGTATATAAACGAATCTACCGTTCATTGCACGAAGAATTCCAGAAGCTCTTTGAGTTGAATGCAGCGTATCTAAACCCCAATACCTACCAAGAGGTAATTAACGTTACCATTGGTCCTGCTGACTTTGCTCAGAAGCAATACAAGATTTGTCCGGGTGCTGATCCTTCAGCAATCTCCCAGACAGAAAAACTAATCAAAGCACAGGGTCTTCAAGAGATGCTGCCCATGGGTGTACTTGATCCTGTTAAAGTAGCCTTGCGTATGTTGGAAGCTCAAGAGCAACCAAATATCCAAGACCTGCTAAACCCGCAAGTAGCACAAACTGGTCAATTACCCCAACGTCCTGATCCTAAACTTCAGGAAAGTCAAGCTAAGGTTCAAGCTATCCAACAAGTGTCTCAGATCAAGCAGCAAGAAGCTGCTCAGAAGATGCAGATGGAACAGCAGAACTCCCAGTTTAAGCAATCAATGGCTGCTCAGCAAGCACAGATGGACCTTCAACATAAGGCTATGCTGGCTAAACTTGAAGAAGCTATTCAAATCCACTCAGCCAATACGAAGACCGCTACGGATCAATTGGCAGCTAACCAGACATTGATGCAGAATCATGTGGACCACAAACAGCAGGTTGTACATAAGCATGTTGAGCATGTTCAAAAGGTACGACAAACTGAACAAATGGGACACGTTCAACGGCAACAGGCTGCCAAACAAAAGCCACCTTCCAAAGGGAAATAAAGTAAATGAATCGTCAGGATTTTAAAGATTGGCAATCACAACCAATCACGAAAGCCTACTTTCTAGCCATTGCCAATCGCATTGAGCTACTGAAAGAAGAGTTAGCTCAGAGTGCAGCAGATGATCCTAAATGGGATGCTGTCAAACGAGGGGCAATAACAGCTTTACGTGATATTACGGATGTAGATTGGTTTGAGGAAACACAAGTATGATTACACCCCTACTTCATCGAATCCTTGTTAAGCAGCAAAAGCTTAGTGAGGCTCATAAAGAGTACAAACGCGCTGAGGCTCTAGGTATAGTTATCCCAGAACATGAGGATACTAAACGAGCACAAGCAGGTGTGGATAAAGGCACTGTTGTTAAGATTGGCCCTACGGCTTATCGAGACTTCAACGTACCCTGTCCAATTAACCTTGGAGATGTAGTTGCTTTCGCTAGGTTTAGCGGCAAGACAATTATTGATCCAGCAGATGAAGAAGAATATGTCGCGTTAAATGACGAAGACATTGTAGCTATACTTACTAAGGAATAAAATGGCAGACGAAATTACACCAGAATTGGAAGCCCCAGAAGTTTCCCCTACAGAACAAAAAGCCATGGACTCCGGTTGGGTTCCAAAGGAAGAGTTCCAAGGTGATGAACATAAATGGGTAGACGCAGGAGAATTCTTGCGTCGTGGCGAACTCTTCAAGAAGATTGAAGACCAAGGCAAACAACTAAAAGACGTTCGTGCTGCCTTGAATGAAATGAAAAAGCTCAACGGACAGATTCAAGAAGTTGAGTATAAGCGCGCTCTAGAAACTCTAAAAGCTCAAAAGAAAGCTGCATTAGAGGACGGCGACGCCGAAGCAGTTATTGCTGCGGATGATCGAATTGACATGGTTCGGGAACAGCAGAAGGCGCTCCAGCAAGCACCCACTGTTCAAGACGAAGGTCAAGAACATCCGGAATTCGTTGCATGGACGGAACAGAATAACTGGTATAAATCCTCTACTCCCATGAAAGCATTTGCTGATGCTTTGGGACAAGAGCTTGCTAGAGCAGGAAACAGTCCTTCAGAAGTACTTAGAAAAGTAGCTGCTGAAGTTCGCAAAGAGTTTCCAAATAAATTCCGCAATCCTAATCAGGATAAAGCAGGAGCAGTTGAAGGTGGTTCTGGTCGTGGTGTTACCACTACTGGCAAATTCACTCTCTCAGATGAAGAACGCTCAGTTATGAACAAGTTTGTCCGCCAAGGCGTGATGACCGAAAAAGAATACGTTGAGCAACTTAAGAAAGTTCGAGGTTAATAATGGCCGAAAAAGAAGCAATTTCTAAAGCCCCAGTGAGCCGCGTTACGCGAGTGCCCGTGAGCCAGCGTAACATCCTTACGGTAAAGGGAAAAGACCCTAACTATGTATACCGAGTCGTGAACGATGTAGATGATCGTGTCGCGCAGTTCCTTGAAGGTGGGTATGAACTCGTTGACAAGGCAACTCACGATGTGGGTGACAAACGTGTATCGCAAGATACAAGTGTTGGTTCCAAAAAAATCTTCTCCGTTGGACAAGGCGTAAAAGGCCACCTCATGCGAATTCCTAAAGAATTGTATGAAGAAGACCAACGATCAAAGCAAGGTTATGTGAACCTACAAGAAGCCTCCATCAAAGAAAAAGCTCTTGATGGTACTTATGGTAAACTCGAAATTTCACGAGACTAACCTATTCTGTTGCCATTAGGATTATACAAATTTGACTATTTGGAGAATTACTAATGTCAAGTGTTAATCGTCTTAGCGGGTTCCGTCCCGTTAAAACCCTCACTGGTGCCCCATATAACGGCCAAGGTGAGGTTGCCTTTCTTCCGGCATCTGATTCGTCCGTAGTGATGGTCGGTGATGCCGTTAAGCTGTTGGGTGATGCCCGTACAGCTACTGGTGTTCCTACTGTTACTCGCGTTTCTGCTAGTACTGATATCGCTCTCGGTGTGGTTGTTGGTATTTTGTTTTCTGGTGTGGGTGACATTCAAAACGTTCCTCCTGTCACTGATCTAAATACTCCTGTATATCGTCGTGCCTCTACTGATCGTTATGTACTTGTATGTACCGATCCTAATGTGATTTATGAAGCTCAGTATCTGACTCAGTCTGTTGCTGCTGCTACCATCACTGCTAACGTTGGCCTCAATGGTAGCTGGGACGTAACTGCTGGTTCCACCACTTCTGGTGCTTCTGGTATGTCCATTGCTGCTTTGTCCGCTACTACGGCTACATTGCCCCTCAAGGTTGTTGGTTTCCCCAATCGCCCTGATAACATTCCCGGCGATCAATATTTCTCGTACTATGTCAAACTGAACAATGCTCAGAATGGTACTGGAACTGGTCAAGCTGGCGTCTAATATATAAAGGAGCAATAAATGTCCGTAATTAATAGTGGCTCATTTGCCAAGGCCCTTTGGCCCGGTGTAAACGCATGGTATGGCCGAGCCTATGATCAATACCCCGAAGAGTACACAAAGCTCTTCACAAAGCAAACTTCTACTAAAGCGTTTGAAGAAGACGTTGGTGTAAGCTCGTTTGGTCTTGCAGTGCAGAAATCTGAAGGCGCTCCTATCTCCTATGATAGCGAACGTCAAGGTTTCATCACTCGCTACCAACACGCTGTGTATGCACTTGGCTTCATCATCACTCGTGAAATGATGGAAGATGACCAGTACGATATCATCGGTAAGCGTAAAGCCGAAGGTCTTGCCTTCTCTATGCGTCAAACCAAAGAAGTACTGGGTGCCAACGTGTACAACCGTGCTTTCAACAGCTTGTATACTGGTGGTGATGGTGTTTCTCTGATCAATGCTTCTCACCCCAATATCAAGGGTGGTACTTGGTCTAATCAAATTGCTACGGCTGCTGACTTGTCTGAAGCTGCTCTCGAACAAGCATGTATCGATATCGCTGGTTTCACCAATGATGCTGGTCTGCTGATCGCTGTGCGCCCAGAGAAGCTCGTCATTCCGCGTCAATTGATTTTTGAAGCAAAGCGTATTCTCGGCACCGAAGGCCGCGTTGGTACTGATAACAACGATCTGAATGCAATCAAGACTCTTGGTTCTATTCCTACCGTGGTTACTAACCACTTCTTGACTGACACTGATGCATGGTTCATCGGTACTAACGTCCAGAATGGTATGAAGTATATGGAACGTCGTGCTGATTCTTTCGACATGGACAATGACTGGGATACTGAGAACGCTAAGTTCAAGGCTACTGCTCGTTACTCGTTCGGTTGGACTGATCCCCGCGCTCTGTACGGTTCTCAAGGAGCATAATCAATGGTCATTTACCCTGATAACAATCCGGGTGGACCATCAGCAACCAGTAATGATAGAGACCTTCACGTAAAGTCTTGCCTCATTACTACGTCGGACACCTTTAGTACTACGGTATTGAAGGCTGTCCTTCCGGCTGATGCTACCATCATTGGGATTCAATTCATTATCCCGACTGGTACAGCTACTGCAACAATTTCGGTTGGTGATGCTGGTAGTTCTACTGCTTATGTGAATGCTGCTTCGGCAGCTACCGCAGGTCAGTTCTGGCCTACTTTGGCAAAAGCTGGTAACGTATCTACTGGGGGTGTTCCCCTTGGTGCAGATGCTCGTATTACGGTGACTGTGGGTACAGCTACGCTGACTACAGCCGTGTATATGAACATTCATTACGTTCGATAATTACCCGATTGGGTAGAAAAGGGGATTATCTGATAAAGGTATCCCCTTTTTTTTCTAAGGATTTTAAATGCGACCGAAAAAAGTCACAGTCTCCAGTGTAGCTGCTTCCGCTTGGCTCCCTGTTGATTATAAGCAAGACCCTATGAACCTCGGTGTAGGTTGTGTCTTGGTATCTGGCACCGCAACTTATTCAGTGGAGTACACCTTTGATGATGTATTTGATGCTACTGTGACTCCTGTTGCGTTTGCTCTTTCTACAATTACTGCTGCTACAACTAGTAAGGATGGGGTGATTAATACTCCTGTTCGTGCTATTCGTCTTAATGTCACTGCTGGAGCTTCTCCTGTCGTGTCTATGACTATGATTCAAGGACTACGATAATGCAATTCGATGACTTCCTAAAGGTCGTTGACCTTCTAAAAGACCCTGCTAAATATGAAGCAAAAGTTGCTGAATTGCAGGCCCATCAGGACGCCATTCAAACGTCCATCAATGAATTGGGTATTAAGGGTGATATTGTCAAAGCTCAGTCGAAGGCTGACGCTTTGGTTGCTAAAGCAGACGTGATTCTAGCTAATGCCACAGCCGATGCACGAAACATTGTGAGCACTGCTCAAACAGTGTTTGATAAGCGTCATGCTGAACTCCAAGTGCGAGAAGCGGCTGCTGATCAAGCAATCACTGATTACAACACAATTAAGAATCAACAAGTTTTCCGTGAAAACGAATTGCGTCAAAAGGAAAAAGCTGTTGAAGCTTTGCAAGCTACTCTTGCTAAACAACAAGCCGATCTTGCTGAAAAGCAAATTGAAGTTGATGCTCGTTTGGATAAGCTTCGCCAAGTAATGGGTTAATATGAGTATCTCTCATCTACCTGCTCATCTAGGTCAAAATCTAGCTCAAAGGATAGATGACCAAACATCTGTAATTTATCTTGGGGTTGCTCCAATTAATAGTTTACCTAGTGACCCAGTATGGGCCATTAAACGTCTTTCTATTTCTGGTGGAGCAATTACCATAGAGTGGGCAGACGGCAACGATTTGAATGATAATGTGTGGGACAACAGAGCTAGTCTCTCCTATTCTTGAGGATAAATTATGGCAACATATAACAAGTTTCTTCCTGCTACGGAAGCAATGAATGAGGGCATGAATGCCCAAACAGATACGTGGAAGATTATTCTTGCCACTGCTCTGGCAAACACAGACACAACCATCACAGCAGAGGTTGCAAATGGTAATGGATATACAACTGGTGGTAACACTGCTGCTGTTTCAACATCTGCTACCACTGCTGGGGTTTATAAGTTGGTACTTACTAGTCCTGCTGTATGGACTGCTACAGGGGCTGGATTTACTTTTAGATACGCTATTCTTTATGATTCTACTACATCGACTCCAGTAGGTTACTGGGATTATGGATCAAGTCAAGTAGTTGCTGCTGGGGAAACAGTTACAGTTACATTGGATGGCACTAACGGTGTTTACACGGTGACCTAATGGCTACAGGACAAGGGACAGTTACTTTTGACTTTGGCTCTGCTCCCGGTACTAATATCGTTAGTACAGTAGTATCTGATGCCTCTATTGGGGCATCTTCTAAAGTTGAAATTTATTTAATGGGAACAGATTCTACAGCAACACATAATGCTATAGAACATCAAATGCTTCCCCTAGGTGGGTTGTCATTGACACCCATCTCAATTACTGCAGGTGTGGGATTTACGGCTCAAGCAATGAGTATGTTAAAGCTTACTGGCACATTTACCGCCCGTTATGTTTGGGCTGATTAAGGAGTAATACATGGCAGGTTTTAGAATTGAGGGTGCAGCCTCAGGTAATGTGGTTGAAGTAGCTGGTACTAATCAACTCAAAATTATTGCAGAAACAGATGCAATAGCAAGTCCGGGTAACATCGGAGGTTCTCGTTTTTTCTCTGAGGTTGACCAAGGATATATCCGTGGTGCCATATCTCTAAAGTCTCCCGAGGCTGACTTTGATTATCGTCTGCGGGTATCTCAAGACTTGCTGCTTGATGACGAATGGTTCAACTATACAGCACAGAATTCTGCAAAGCATAGTTACCTCATTACCACGATGACAAATTCGTGGGCAGCAGGTACTTTGACTACCAACAGCGGTAACATTACCACTACTACTACAGGAACAATTTTGTCCACTTGGGCAGCGTTTCCTGTACTGGGTACAACCACTGTTTCTATGGACGCAGAGATAGGCTTCACTGCACAACCGCAAGCAAATACATTCATTGAGTGGGGTGTTGGCCTTGTTGGTACAACCACAGGTGCACCCCCAGATGGCGTATTCTTCCGCTTGAGTTCTGCTGGTCTACAAGGTGTTGCATCCATCAATGGTACTGAAGTAAATACTGGCATTTTCACTGGACCCGGTGCGGCTGGTACTTGGACATATACCAACGATAAGCGATATCAATTCATCGCATATCAATCAGGAACAGAAGCCTACTTCTGGGTTGATGATGGTACTGGTGCGGTGTTGTTGGGTGAGATTGAACTCCCAGCTTCTACTGGTGTAGTTTCTATGGCTGGCTCTGGTAATGTGTTTTTCAAACATCGTATTACTGGTGGCGCTGGTGGTGCAACAATCTCTGCAAAAGTTTCTCGTTATAGCCTGCGCCAAGGCGGTGTGCAAATATCGACTACACCATCCACACAGGGTTCTCGCCTGTATGGTAGCTATCAAGCTTTGGCAGGTTCTGCTACATATGGCACGATTGCCCGTGTAGGCACTATTACTACTGGTAATGAAGCTAACGTCACAGCCGCTGTACCAACAACGACCACTGCCGCACTTGGTACGGGTCTAGGAGGTACATTCTGGGAAACCGTATCCCTTGCTGTCAATACTGATGCAATCATCATGTCGTATCAGGTGCCTGTAGGTTCTGTAAATAGTTCTGCTAGACGATTGGTTCTCCGTGGTATGTATCTCAATAGCTATGTACAAACCGTGATTGTTGGTGGCCCATATGTGGCTGAGTGGTTCTTGGCATTTGGTCATACTGCTGTGTCACTAGCAACTACTGATGTAGTGACTGGGGCAACTGCTGCCAAAGGCCCACGACGCATTGCGCTTCCATTTACTCAAGTAGTTACAGCAGCACAAGCAGTGTCTACTTTGGTATCTCAACCTACCCAGTTTGTTGACTTTGGAGATGCTCCAATTTTCGTGAATCCCGGTGAATTTATTGCTCTGTGTACTAGACATATCGGCACTGCTGGTACAACTGGCACTGTGGTGCATCGCGTAACACCAGTATACGGCTGGGAGTAACTAAATGTCCCTGCTTCTTGCACTAACAGCAGGGGGTGGGCCTACTAACTACACAATTACAGCTAATGCTGGTACCTATTCAGTAGCAGGGCAAACTGCTTCAGTAACTCGAACAAGAATAGTTACAGCATCCGCTGGTTCTTATGTAGTTACTGGGGTTAGTGCTGGTATTACTAGAAGTAGGATAGTTACAGGTTCACCGGGTAGTTATACAGTAGCTGGTTTCTCTGCAAGCTTACTTAGAAGTAAGTCCCTTGTAGCTAATACAGGTTCTTATGTTGTCAGTGGTCAAACTACCACTATTACTAGAAGTAGATTGGTTACAGCTTTAGCTGGAGCTTATACCTATACTGGTAATAGTGCTACCATTACTTATGCAGCAGGAACAGTTAATTACACATTAACTGCTGATGTAGGTAGTTATGTAGTGGCTGGGGTAGCTTCAACCATCCTTAAAAGTCGTCTCCTAAGTGGTTCTAGTGGCTCCTATGTGTATTCTGGAGTTCCAGCTTCTATAACAAGAAGTAAAGTTGTTTCTGCTAGTGCTGGTAGTTATACCATTTCGGGACAGAACGCTACCATTACATGGGGAACTGCTGGTGGTCCTATATGGCCTACCCCATCACAAGTACAGTATGGGGTTATTTATGGACCAACTGGGATTGAGTATACTGGAACGTTCATTGGGAATATGACTATTGATGTTACAACAGGACAACTGGTTAAACCACTTACTTCTAAACTTTCTATGCTATTGGTATAACATGCAAAATTGGCTTAAACTTGGCGACTATAACGCCATATGCAGTAAATGCAATTGTGAAAAAAGTAGCTCTGAATTTTACTTAAATAGTAACAAAAAGCCAAGTAAACATTGTAAAACTTGCCACCTTGAGAATGGTAGAAACTGGAGAAAAAATAATCCAGACAAATCCAAAGTAATCGAGGCAAGAACACGAGAAAAAAACTATAATACTATGTTAGTTAGAACACAAGAATGGAGAAAAGCTAACTTAAAGTACGATGCTTTTAGAGCTAAGTTATATAGAATGCGAAAGCAAAATCAATGTCCTCCGTGGGCAAACATAGAAGCAATCAAACAGATTTATTTAACTTGTCCTGATGGATACCATGTGGATCATATTGTTCCACTTAAAGGTAAACTAGTTTCTGGACTACATGTAGAAACAAATTTACAGCATCTTCCTGCTAAAGAGAATATGCAGAAACGGAATAAGTATGCAGAATTGGCTTAAGTTAGGGGATTGGAATGTTATCTGTGACAGTTGTGGTAGAAAGTTTAAAGCCTCTACCATGCGTAAACGTTGGGATGGTTTGTTCGTATGTCACGAAGACTTTGAATATAAGCATCCCCAACTCTCCTTAAAGGTACAAGGAGATAAACAACAAGTACCGATTCCTCGTCCAGAGTCTACAGATACATTCCTAGAGTTCTGTGACATTTGGAAAAGTTCCCCTATGGCGGATTTCGGTACAGCAGGTTGTGCCGTAGTTGGTGGTAATACTAATAAGGCTTTACTACTTAACACATTCGATTGTAATGCTGTGGCTGGATATGCCATTAGCGGCTATTCTATTCCCGGAGTGATACATGTCTAGTACAACCTTTGTAAATTATACAACCCCAATTCCAGCCGAATGGTTGAACGATGTTAACACAACTACTTATGGAAGACCCGCAGGAACTTTTACTACTGTTAATACAACAGGGGTAGTAACTGTTAATGTTGGTACATTGGGTACTCAACCTGTAGGTTCCTTTGATTCTCTTTTCAATTTAAATGGGTCTAGTGAGATTGCTCTCAATGCAACATCAGGCCCAGTTGTTGGTTTATACTACAATGGTACTCGTAATGGTAGGTTAGTTGCTGGCTCAGTTAGCTCTTCTATTTATGGACCCGATGACTCTAGTGCACATATTACTTTGAATGGGTTGGGGGCAGGTTCTCCGGGTGCTATTCGGATGTACCCTAACAGCGTAGAAACAATGCGTTTGTACGATGGTGGGCATGTTAGTATTGGTAATAACCCAACAGACAATGGTGTTGATGTTCTCCAAGTAAATGGATCGGCTAATATCAATGCACAAACAGCTATCCCGGCTGGTGGAGCTACAGCAGCAGGAATAAAACTCTCTAGTGTGGCTAACTTTGGTATTTACTTTGGTTCTGGTGTTCCAACACTCACTGTACCACAAGGTTCTCTTTATTTGCGGACTGATGGAAACAGTACAAGTACACGTATGTACATTAACACCAACGGTGGAAGTTCATGGACTCCCGTTACAACGGCAGCATAAGTATGAGTGAATATCAAGCAGTAATTAATCTTGTAGCAGGAATACTCATTGCCGCTGGCGGTTGGTTTGCACGAACCCTATGGGATGCTGTACAAGAACTCAAAACTGATCTAGGCAATCTACGAGTTGAGATAGCAAAAGACTATGTACCTCGTAACGATTTCAATCGTCTTGGTGACGAACTAAAAGAAATGCTTAAAGCAATATTTGAAAAACTAGATCATAAGGCAGACAAATAATGGCACTCGATCCCATCACCGCAGGAATGGATTTAATCGGTAAAGCAATAGACCGCTTTGTTCCCGATCCTGCACAAGCCGCACAAGCTAAATTGGCTATGTACCAAGCAGAAAGAGCAGGAAATCTTGATGAGGTTAAGGTATCGTTGTCTGCTATTCTTGCAGACTCAAACTCATCTGATCCTTGGACAAGTCGAGCAAGGCCTTCTTTTTTGTATGTAGTTTACATTATGTTGCTTATGGGAATCCCTATGGGATTTGTTTCTGCATATGATGTTAACATAGCTACTGCTGTAGCAGCGGGTTTTAAATCATGGTTAACAGCCATTCCAGATAGTTTGTATATTTTGTTTGGTACAGTTATGACAGGTTATGGTATTCAACGTACTGTTGAGAAGGTTAAAGGACAAGCATAATGACAAGTAAAACATTCACGTCTGGTACAGTTATCGATGCACCTTGGTTAAACGATGTTAATACAGCTACATATACCACTGTACCAGCATTAAACACTACAGTATCTGGATTGACTACATCAGTATCAGGAAAAGCAGATGCTGGTGTTAATGCAGACATTACACAGTTAAATTGGGCTAATGGGGTTGGTTTTGGTACTGCCCCTCTTTCTGGTATTAATGCTTCTATTACACTTAGTGGGGGTATTAAATTTCCGGCTGTACCAGTAGCATCCAGTGATCCAACGACATTAGATGGGTATGCAGAAGGTACTTTTACACCAACATTATTGTTAGGTGGGTCTTCTACTAGTCAAAGTTATCTTGTTCAAGTAGGTTGGTATACACGAATAGGTAATCGCGTTTTCTTTAATTGTCAAGTTTATTCTGCCCTGTTGGGTAGTGGAACAGGCGCAGTTACAATTGGTAATTTGCCTTATACGGTACTAAGTACTTCTTATAATGAGAATCCTTGTGTTGTAAATTTTGGTAATACTTCTGGTTCTTTACAGATTCAAGGATCGGCATATCCCGGAACTACT